CCATAATTGAGTCAGCATTACTAGCAAAACCACCGTTAAACACAGCTTCAGCGGTTGTGCTTAGTACGCCTATAACCACCGCAGTGGCTGCCATGTTTACAGCACCATCAATGTCAACAACATCTAAATTGGTTGTCCCATCAACATCAATATCACCTGATATATCTAATGACGCAAAACTACCAACACCTGTAGTTGTTATAGCTGAAGCACCGTTGTTGATTGTGCCAAAGCCAGACGTTATTGACCCAGCATTTAATGCACCTGTTGTGACAATACTGCTAGACCCTGCAATAGGACTATAGATTGAACCAAGTGCTGTACCACCTAAAGTAATAGCATCAGCCTCAAGTGTACCGTCAACATCTACATCGCCACTAAAGTCGCCTGTAGCTGCATCAAGTTCACCGCTTAAAGTTATGTTTGTTGCTCCTGTAATAGCCCCATTCAATGCTATAGCACCATTAATATCTATAGTCGTGGCTGCAATTTGGATCTCAGTATCTGCAACAATGTCTAACTGTCCGTCAGCAGAAGAGTTAATGTATATAGCTGCATCACGAAACTGTACTTTATCATCAGTAGATACAGAAACGTCTGTACCGCCTGTTGTGTTGCCAATAGCAAGCACTTCTGACAATGTATCTGCTGTATCAACTTGTGCGTCTACATAGGCTTTAATAGACTGCTGTGACGCTGCTTTTGTTGCACTGTTTGATGCCATATTATCTTCATCAAGAAATGCTGTTCCTGACAACCCTGTGTTTAGTACAGGACTGGTTAAAGTCTTATTTGTAAGTGTGTCAGTAGTTGCCTTACCAACTAATGTATCTGTTGCATTTGGCAATGATACGGTTCTGTCACCTGTAGGATCGACAACTGTCAAGGTGGTTTCATGTGCGTCTGCGGTTGCACCTTCAAAAATGATAGTGCCACTTGTAACAATACCACCTGTGGCAGTTGTCAAACCAGTTACCGTCATGGTGCTACTAAAAGTAGCTACAGCACCAGCGATAGTGCCTCCCATCGTTATATTATCAACCCAAAGGTTTAACCAACGCACTCCTGTGCTACCAAGATCATCTGTGCTATCAGTATCACTTATAATGTTTGAGCCTGAAACAATCCCTGCTGTTGTTGTAAGCAAGCCTGTTGTTGTTAATGTACCTGTAAACTGTGCAGAAGCACTGCTTATTTTTAAGGATGAATTTGTACCTTTACCGTCCGATACAAAACGTAAAGTGCTATCAACACCGTCATTGGCATTGCTAACCTGTAATAAGTCACCGTATGTATCTTTTGGCGAACGTCCTGTTAAAGTTGCCATTAAATTATTCCTCCACGTCTATAAATTACGTCAGTTGAGTACCATACCAACGATTCTGCTGTTTCACCGTCTAATACGATAGAAAATGTTTCGCCAACCGCACCAACAGTTAAACTTGTAGATGCAATACCAGATCCTTGACCCCATGCAAGTTCCCAGTCTTCCCAATCAAAGACACCAAAGGCTTCCCAAGGTTCTGCGTTAGGTGATAATGATTGATTGTTGGCAACAAGTTGCAAATCACTAAAATCAGCTTGCACATCCATAGTTAAATTAACTGTGCCACCACCTTTAACAAACGGTCTTAGCATTGTTACTTCTTTTTTTGTGCCATCTAACGGTCTGTCAGGTGCAACTAAACTATTACTTGCTTGTTTGCAAACACCTTTGACAACATTAAAACCAGCACTTATATCTTGATTACCATCGTCTAATCGAAAAACTTTACCGCCAGCAAAGCCGCCATACATACTATTATTTAAACTTGCCATTGATTGCATATTACGGTCCTTATACTGACCCCATGCACCAGTAATTGTATTTAAAACGTGCTGATCATATACGCTGTCTTCCGCAACAGGCACATTAAAGATTAGCTTGCGTCCGTCTGGTGATAGCATTGCTTCCCAACCGTCTAAATTACCACCATTTTCTACAGCTTGTGCAACAGCATCTCTTATCTTTTCACTTATTGCATCATCTGGTCTAATCTTACCTTCCATTATGCCTGTGCAAGTTAAATAACCAGAACGAGTAATAATAACTAATTCACCGCCCCAATTTATTAAACACCGTCTGCCAATAGGCTCAGGAGCATTAAAACGACCAACTAAGGTAAATGTACTACTGACATCACCTTGATATACTAATATCTCACCAGTAGACATTACAAAGACAGTAGCATCATCTGCACCATCACCGCTATCTCTTGACCAAGAACCAATTGCCATAAGTGTGCCATTCCGTGCTATTTCACTTATTGCAAATTTAGATAATGCTCCTGTTATTGATCCTATGCCACTATACCATGCGTCAGCCGTGCCTTTTTGACAAAACCATAACCTGTCACGCACAACTTGCACATTGATCAAATCTGCTATTGTTAGGCCTGAACCTGTCCATGATGTGGCAGCTAATGTTGTACCGTTCCAATCTCTTGGTGCATCCTCACCATTAACAAAAAAACCACGAGCATTGTAATTTGTAGATTGCCATTGTGAGTTTGTTAGTCCTGTGGCTTTAGCAACTGGTGTACCACTTGTAATGTCATAAAAATTACCGTCAGAGGCAGCGAGTAAATCATTACTATCAGCACTTTCATACTCAAATAAGAACTCAACCGCCCCTGACATACCCTCAGCAAAGAGGACATCACCTTTACGGAGGGTAACACCATCATTCTCAGGGAAAAAATTAATCATTTTAACTGCGTCCAAGGAAGGCATAGCTGCTAAATTATCTCTTGCATTCCAACCACCAGTTGGTGACGGTAACGAAAATATCTGTGCAGTTTGTTGCAGTCTGCGATTATCTAGTAATGGTTGCCTCATACGTTCCAGCTTCCATCAGGAGTTATAACTAAAAACTTATCAAACATAGTGTCTGAGCCAGTGTCAATTATTCCAGCACCGTTATCGTTTATGCTGCTTTCAATAGACATTTCATAATCACGAAATTCTTCAGCATAAGGTAAACCACGACTTTTTAATATTCGCCATTTAAAGCCTAAAGCAACAGTATCTTCGTCAAGTAATGCAGTATCCGCATCAGCAAGATATTTGGCTTGCATTGTGCCATCACTAGCTTGTGCTAAACCATTTGATTGATATTCGTATTTTATTGATGCTGTGCTGTCAGGTGTAGGGTAGAAATAAAACACTTTATTATTGTTAGCAGTGGCTTTGTATATTCGCATATATCTTGTTAAAGATGTATTTGATACAGAACTGTTCTTAAAAAATTCCCACATACTTGCAGATATAGGGCCAAACACTTTACGATTGTTTGTGTCATCCCACATACTGTCATTTATAAGACCTTTAAAATCTGACGGTAAAGCATATTGATCTGTGCCACTAGAAGTTGTAATTGTACCACGAACAGTTTGGTTTGCCCAGTCAGTACGTTTTGCAGTCTCTAGCAATGACCTGTTTGCCAGTGCTAAACTTAAAACGGCTGTTTCGTTTGTGTTACCAACTACGCTTGTTGGAACTTCAAACCCTCCGATTTCTTTTAGGCTGTCTTGTACTACGCTTAATAGGCTCATCCTGTGTTCCTGTCTTTGGTACATCAGGGATAGCTGTTTCAGCCCCCATTAGTGCAATTTTGATCTCTAAATCTGCAATTTTATCTAGTGCTTTTTGTAATGTTACATCATTTTTATCTTTACCGCTAACAAATAATTTTGCAGCATTTTTTAGTTTATTAGCACCCATGCCAATATTTTGCAAATTACCGTCTGACACATTACTTAAATCTTCAACTGTAAAGATATTCATATACTCTAGTGCTGCAACCATTTCTGGTTCAACACCAGTCCAATCCCTTAATGCAGTCCCTTCTGACCGCAACTGTTCTTTTTTCTCGTATGCGTCCCAATGTTGTTTATATTTTGTTTTATCGGCTGTTTCAATTTTACGAACAACTATTGAATGCCTTTGTCCTGCTGACACAATTTCTAAATATGGCAGAAAATCATAAATAAGTTCATCTGCTTCTTTACTTTTAAAATTGTTAATAACTTTTTTAGTATAAATTGTAACTATGTTACCATCACTGGCTGAACCTGTAGTTCTAAAATCGTTGATGTCCATATCAAATCCTTTTGTTAAATTAATGGTAATGAGGGGATGGTCAGTGCAAAACCTAGCCACCCCCACATCATTTAGTTACTATGGGAACATGCAGACAATTTTCTTTGCAGAAATATCATCAGCAATTGCACACACATGGTCAGTAACAGCAGCAGATACATCAAGTGTACCATCGCCAGCACCGACTGGTGTTAGTGCGTTTCCATCAGCACCAGCAGTTAAAGCAATAGTTAATGTTGCAGGACCACGAGTTTGTAGCCATCCATATTCACCATCTGCTAAAATTGCCTGAAGTACACCAGCACCAACATTAACACTATCTGACACGTCAGAAGTGACAACATAAGTTTGTGTTGTTCCAGCACCATCATAATACGCTACTTCACCAGCAACTCCTGACACAGCAGCAGTTCCAGCTTCGTATTGCATATAACGATACATTTTACCGTCAGAAGTACGTCCTACTGAACCTAGCTCGAATTTTTCAGTAGTATCTACTTGGGTAATATTCATTCCAGTTATATAAGACATAATTTTTTTACCTTTCTATTACGCTTTTATAACGCCTTGCAAAGAACAATTACTCGCTGTCATGTTACCCATGAAGAGAATGTGCTTTGTAATGGCATCTTGGTTATTTGAAACACGATCATCTGAAACAGCATAATTCGCATCTTTATGTACTTTAAAGAACAGGTAATCTGTATTAAGTAGATACATTTTATCTGTACCAGCACCATTGTCAAGAACGACAGGAGCTGAACCACTAGGACCATTATATTCCAATGAACGGAAACCAGAAGTGGCTTTGTCGCTCGTTGTAATACGCTGGATTGCGGTAAGGCTTTCCCAGAAGAAATTAAAGTAGTTATTATCGGCTGCAATCAGATTAGGAGCATCTGAACCCCGAACAGTTTGTACCCATACAGCATTCATATATGCTTGTATGTTTGAAGCTGAAGCAGCAGCACCACCATCTGATGACGCATCATAAGCAATATTACGCCAGAAGGCAAAATTTGCTCTGTTAATGCCACCAACAGTACCAGTTGCAGGAGAAGGAGCAACGATCAAACCAAGACCACCAATTTCCTTACCACCAGAACCTGTACCATCAGAGAAGATACCAGTTGATAGATTATTAGCCATTGTGTTTTCAGCATTCTTAACACGAGCTGCAATAAGATTAATCATGCGGTTTTTACCGCTGTTCCTACGCATATCAAGTCCAGAAATTACTACTGATACAGCAGCCTGTTTCCAATCATATTCAGCAGCACTTATTACGTCAGATGCTGTAATATCTAGCACTTCATAGCCTGAGTAATATGAGAATGTTGAATTTTCAGCAAAATCAAGTTCTTGAACAAGCGATTGACCGCCATCTTCAAGCATAATATTGCCTTTACGGCTCAGTTCAGCGAGAACTGAGTTATTTGCTGTGACATTGTCTGCAACTTTACCTGTTCTGTTTTTCAAGGTAGTTGTTACAATGGCATCAAAGTTACTATTAGCAAAAGCCATAGTTTTTCTCCATTATTATACGCTCTCTCGCATCGCTTTTTGTACAGAGGCTAGAACATTATCTGGCTCATCAGCAGAAACATTGTCAGGTGCAACATTATTAGTTTTCACATTTTTAGATGCAGCCTTTGCATTTTGATTACTAGCTTTGCGTTCAGTATTTAACTTTACAGCTACGTTTTCACGCTCTGCTGTTAAATATTCTGAACGTATATTGGGATCAGCAAAAACAGCTCTATCATAAGCATCATTCATATCTGTTGCTAGACCAGCCGTTATCATCCTTCCCATTACTTGTTCCACTTGGTCAAAATGTGGATGTAGTTTTTTACCACCATCATCCGTTGCTTCAGCAAATAAACTGATTTGGTTTCTTGCTTCATCAGTGCGTTGGTTAAGAGCATTATTTTCATTTTGCTGCAACTGAGCCATTATCTGACTGTTTTGTTGTTGCAACGCTAAAATTTCGGGATCAGCATAGGCTTGGCTGTCGTCAGCTTCCTGTGGCAATACTCCATACGATTGTGCAAGCTGTTGAACAATTGCCTGAGCATTTTGTCCTCCATATTGCTGAACAAGTTGTGATAGACCATTCACTGGGTTTTGAGAAAGCAACTGCTCTGCACCTACAAGTCTTTGAATACCTTGAATTCGGCTCAAACCTTGACTGTTTAGAGTAGCCTCAAATGGTGACATAAGCCCCACAATTTGCTCGTGTTCTTTGCTAACATCAGCGATGTTGTCAAATTTCTTTTGATAACCTCTTTCAAGGTTAGTTAATTTAAGTTTAAATGCGTCTTTAGTTGCATTATCTGGTAGACCTTCAAAAGCAGTTTTAGTCTCATCATCCCAATAATCTGGGGCAGTAAAACTTTCTTCTACTTCTTCTGTAGATACTTCTTCAGTAGCTACTTCATTCGTATGTTGTTCACTATCTTCCTGTACTGGTTCTGAAGCCACTGCACCATTGTCAGTGCTTTCTGTAGCATCATTGTGCAAATCTGCATCATCTTCTGAAATAGGTTCTTCAGCCATTTCCATAGCTGCCATAATATCGTCTTCAATGCTTGTCTCCTTAACTTCCTCAATAGCCATCCCATGTCCTTTCGATGTCGTTTTTGATGTCCTTAAATTTAGCTTGGTCTTCTAAAACAGCCTTATGCTTTAGTCCTTCTTGAGTGTCATTACCGATTTCTTCATATCCCATACCATGCAATTCTTGCCGATATTTCTTTTTGCTGCTGTACATCTTGCCATCAGCGTGTGATTTAAAATGTTCTACAGTATCGTCTGTTACAACTGTCAAAGTGCCAGTAGCTCTCCAATGATCTAACTTAGCAGTAAATTCTTTTTTAGGCTTCTTTGGTTTATATTTAGCTGCATATTCACACCAAAGGTAGCTGCAATATTTACTTAATTGTGTTTTTAATCGGCTATATGACAAACGGATTTCACTTCTATGATATTCACCAATAGTAACTATTTGCCC